AAAAAAGAGCATCTTTATTAGAATCTCATCCTGAAGAAGATAGAGAATCTTTATCTAAATTAGATTTAGAAACTCTTGAATATGTAACAAGTAAAATTAATAATATAAAACCAAATGCTCCTGAGGTGGTTGGTACTGCAAAAAGTAAAGCTCCTGAAAAGCCTGTTGATTGGGGAAATAAAGATTCCTTAAAACAGAATTGGGGCAATATTATAGAGCAGTATAAACAAAATCCTAAAAAGAGAGCATAATTAAGGAGAGATAAAAAATGGCAACAAGTACAGGTTTAGCGAATCCTGCTGCTTCTCAAGCTTCAGATACAGAATTAGCTGTATTTATACCTGAAATATGGTCGCAAGCAGTAAGAGCTTCGTTTAAAAAGAACTTAGTAATGACAAATTTAGGAAATGATTTGTCAAGTTTAGTTTCAGGTGGTGGAGATACAGTTAATATACCTTCTGTAGCAGATGTAGCAGACGCAGCTACTAAAGCACCTCATGTTCCTGTGAACTATACAAATGCAACTGAGGATTCACTTGCATTAGCTTTAACTTCACATAAATATGCTTCAGCTATGGTTGAAGATATGGGTGCAGTTCAAGCAAATAGTGATCTATTATCAATGTATGCAGATTCTATTGGCTATAAATTAGCTTTAGGATTTGAAACAGAAGTTGAAGCTGCTTTAGCTACAACAACTGAATGTATCAATATTGCAGGCAACACAGTTGCTAAAACTATTGATGCACTTACATTGGCTCACATTAGCAAAGTTGTGATGGAAAACGATTGTCCACTTAATGAGTGCACATTAGTTCTAAATCCAACATTATATGCTTCTTTGTTTAGAATAGATGATTTTATTCACATTTCTAAAACAGCAAGAGCAGATGTTGCTAATGGTTTAGTTGGTAGTGTAATGGGTATGGATGTAGTATTATCTAATAACATTACATCTACAAATGCTAATGCAGCAGTTGATTCTGATGATGGAGCATTAACAGATGGTAATGTTCTTGGTGGATTTGTAGTTCATAAATCTGCTTTAGCTTATGGTTTCAGTAAACAGCCTACAGTTAATTCAGAATATGACATTGATTATATTGCACATAAATTAGTGGGCGATTACATCGGTGGAGCTAAATTAGTTCAAGATGCAAGTCAAACTAAATGTTGGGGAATTGTAGAAGAAGGAACAACTTCTTGGTAATCAGTTGTAACTAACATTAACCTTATAAGGGGGATTCATTTCCCCCTTATATTCAAATTGGAGAATCAATGAAAGATATAAAAGTAATATTTAGAGGACAAAAATGTCCTTCAGGAAAAATGACAAACACAGAATATATGGCAAGTAAAGATAGAATAGATTTATGGAAAAAAAGTGGTTTATTTGATATGGAATTAGAAATGCCTAAAAAAGAAGAAAAGAAAGCTCCTAAAAAATCTAAAAAAGGTAAGGGAGATAAATAATGCAAGATGGAATGATTAGAGGTAATAATAGAGCACTTATAAGAGTAACACCTACATTATCAACAAGTGAAATATCTTCAAATGATGTTGCTTTTGTTAGCACAGAAATACCAAATGCAGTTTTAGAAAAAGGAGGAGCAAGCAAATTAATAGGCTTTCATATTATTGATTATGATGCTGAAGGACACGATATGAATATATACTTATCACAAAATCAACAAAATATTGGTTCATTAGGTGGAGACCCTGATGCGTCAGATGCAGATTGGAGGGCTTCAAAACCTATTACTGCTTTCAGAATTGATTTTAGTACAGGTGAAATTGGTCAAACAGGTGTTTTGTTTAAGCAGTTTTCTTCTTCAGCAAATACAAAAACTAGCACTACTGATAGTTTGCCTTGCGTATTGCAAGCATCGTCTGACTCAACAAGCATATATTTTACAGCGTTAATGAGAGAAACAACTACTTTTTCAAATAATAATGATTTAGAATTTGTATTTCATATAGAATATTAAGGAGATAAATAATGCAAGACGGAATTATAAGAGGAACAAATAGAAAAATTATAAGGGTAACCCCTACATTAGATACAAGCACATATGCAGCAGGTGATGTAATTTTCAATTCTGTTGCAATACCAAATGCAGTATTAGGTAAAGGTGGTTGTTCTAAATTAGTAGCTGTTTTTTTGCATAGTGATAATACAGATAATTTAGAGTTTGAAATAATATTTACAGAAAATGCAGCAACTTTTGGAACTGTTAATGCAACTGCAAATATTAGTGATGGAGATTTAAGAGCAGCAAATATATTAGGATATTTAGCCTGTGAATCAGCAGATGATACTACTCAGTATATTGACAGTTCAGAAATTAAAAGGATATATGATGGCAGGAGTAGTGCATCAAGTGCAACCCCACAAGCTGACCCTATTTTATTACAAGCAGCAAGTAATTCAACAAGTGTATATTTTGCAGTTATTGGTGGCAGTGGTGTTGCTTATGCAGCAGATGATTTGCAGTTTATATTTCATATTGAATATTAATATGTCTAAAGAACTTACTGATATTGTAAAAGATATTAAAAAACACGAAGGCTTTGAGCCTAAGGTTTATAAATGCACAGAAGGTTATGATACTATAGGTTATGGGTTTGCTATTAAAGATTTAGTTTTAGATGAAGATATAGCAGATCTAATTTTAATGAAAAAACTTCACAAACTTCTTCAGAGAATCTTAATTGCCTTTCCTTGGTTTAAAGATGTTAATGATACAGCTAAAGGTGTTATTGTTAATATGTGTTATCAATTAGGTCTTTCAGGATTTTCTAAATTTAAAAAAACAATATACTTATTAGAAACAGAGCAATATGAGGAAGCTTCAGTAGAAATGCTTGACTCCTTATGGGCAAAACAAACACCAAACAGAGCTAAAGAACTTAGCGAAACCTTAAGGAGTATAAATGGACACACTAAAGACAATAGTTGATTCAAAATTAGGAACTATAGCACAAGGAGCTACAGGAATAGGAATATCTTATGTTGAGATGCTACCTATTTGGCTTAGAATAGGAATACTTTTTGGAGTATTTTTTAGTGTTTGGCTTAGACTTCTTAGGGAAATTAGGAATAATTAGGAATCTATATTAAATTATAGTATAATAAACGAGGAATTTATATGGCTTTAAGGGATAAAGGTGTTATCAAGAGAGCTATAGTTACTCCTGATAAACACTTTCCACTACACGATGTTAAAAGCATTAATGTTTTATGTAAAACAATAGAGATAGTAAAGCCTGACATTTATGTAGATTTAGGAGATGTTGGGGAATGGAGTGCTTTTTCAGCTTGGAAATATAAACGAAAGAAAGCTCCCCCATTAGAATTTTTAATAGAAGATTTTGATAAAGATGTTAAGGATGTCAATGCAGGTATGGACATTATTGATGAATCACTTGATAAAGCTAATTGCGAAGAAAGGCATATTACAGAAGGTAATCACGATAATTGGCTTAATATGTCTGTTGAAAAATACCCCTATGTCCCACAATATTTATTTAAAAATGCAGTAGACTTAAAAGGTAGAGGATACAAATATCATCAATTTGGAAAACATCTTAAAATTGGTAAATTATATATGTATCACGGTCATCAGTATGGTGGACAATATCATACTGCAAACCATCTTAGAAAGTTAGGTTGTAATGTTATGTATGGACATTGGCACGACCTTCAACAGATGTCTGCTACACATATGGATGGTGCTAAATCAGCTTGGAGTATTGGATGCCTCAAGGATATGTCTGCTGAAGCAAATGATTGGCTTGATCATAGAAGAATTAATTGGGCTCACGCATTTGCAATAGTTGATTTTTTTGAAAAAGGTTTATTTACAGTTCATATTATACAAATTATAAATGGTAAAACCTCTTTATGGGGAGAGCTCATAAGAGGATAATTTATGGAGAAAAATGGAAACAAAAGCTATAGAAGCATTGATAGGGCAGTATGGATGGATGCTTATAGCTACATTTGTATTCTTTATAGCTCGTAATACTATAGAAACAGCCATAGAGGGCATTAAAGTTTTTATGGGTAAAGATTTAGATACTGACGATACTATCATATTTGATGGTAGACCTGCAAGGGTGGTAAGAGTTGGTTTATGGAAAACGATTTTATTTATATACGAAGTAGGATGTGCAGATGGGAAAGCTTTTGTAAAAGGTGGAAATAAAGTAGCTATTCAAAATGATAAGCTAAAAGACCACCTTATAGAAAAACCTTTGCCTATGTTAGATTTGAAAAAGTGGGATGATTGTAAAGATGATTAAAGTATTATTATTTGCAATAGGATTCTCAATCTTTTTCTTTGGTGGTGTTATGCTAATTGATAAGAATATTTTTAATAAAGACGATTTTAGATTTTAAGGAGATTTATGTTACAAGGTTTGATAGCTAAGAAAACAATAGATATTATTTTAAAACAAGTTATGAAGAAAAGAGAAATTAATAAACTTCGTAAGTATGTTGAAGAAGATAATGAACTTGATGTTCAAATGAAACAACTTCAAAAAACAGTTGCTAAACAAGGCAAGTATATTGAAGAATTAGAAAAAGAGGTTGCTATTTTGAATAAAAATGCTCATCCTCCTATATTCTCTATGTCAGACTATAAAAATATTTTAAAAAGGTTGGAGAAATTAGAAAATGCCAAATAAAAAAGCCAAACAAAGAAAAATGGATAGAAAGAAAAGAAATCTACAAATTAGGCAATATAAGAGGAATAAAAAGAAAATAAAAAAGGAGAAAAAATATGCTTAACTTACTAACAGATAATTGGGAATGGTTCTTGTTAGCTTTATATGTACTTGAAAAAGGTATAAAGCTTAGTCCTTCCAAAAAAGATGATCTTGTTTGGGATATGGTATTAAAACCTATAGTGGATAAAATAAAAGGGAAATAATGCCCAAACGAAGAAGTATTAAGACAAGCAGTCCTTCAGATTTCGAGCCTAAAAGAAAGAATCCAATTCAATTAGGCTCGGATTCTAATTTAGATAATGATTTTAAACCCCTTAAAATAGGTGGAGAATCAACAGGATTAGAATTTTCTAAAGGAAAAATAAAATCATCAGCCGATGAATTTATAACTCAAAAAGAACAAACTCAAGAATTATCAGTTACAAGCATTAAAGGTAATCAAATACCAAGTGCTACAGAACCACAATTAATATTTCAAAACAAAGCTCCAAGTGGAGAAAAAGCAGGTTTTTGGTTTAATATATACTCATCAGGCACAACTATGTTAAAAGCATCAGATACTTCAGGAGATAGCACAGCAATTTTATTATTTGCCTCTGATTTTAATATTGATGCAACTGAGGGAGTTCATATTTCTAACGATACAGGTCATTTACTTGATATAGGAGGAACTGCTGCAGATGGAGAAACTCAAGATGTTAGAATATATAACACATCTAATTCTAATGATTATTTTAAAATATTAGTAGAAAGTAATGGTGTTACTACATTAAGCACTATAGATGGAAGTGGGAGTGCAGGGAATTTAACATTAAATGCAAATGGTGATATTATTTTAGATGCAAGTGGAGATATTACTATAGATGCAGATGGTGGAGATATAAATATAGTAGATGCAACACCATCAGCTTCAAAGCCAACTATAACATATACCTCAACTGATGCAGGAGGATTTGGTGTGTTTCAAACTTTTTATCACAATACAACAAGTCCACATTCAGGCGATTACTTGCTTTATAATCAGTATATAGGCAAGAATGATGCAGGCGAAGATGTTGCTTATCTTTCTGATTTTTATAATCCTTATGGTGTGGCAGATGGGGCAGAAAAAGGAAGATTTATAAAATATATTATGGCTAATGGATCAGCTAAAAATGGTTTTCAAATGACAGGAATGACTGATGGAAGTGTTCAAGTTAATCTTGGGCAAGACGATGGTGGTGTGCATATTGATAGTTCAATATTTATAAATGAAAAAGCAAGTGCTCTTTCAGATTCAGGTGCAGCAGGTCAAATTTGGGTTAAAAATTCTACTCCTAATGAATTGTACTTTACTACAGATGCAGGAGATGACATTCAGATTACAAGTGGAACATCTATGGCAGGAGGAGGAGGTAGCTCAGAGTATTATATAAGAACAACCTGTAGAATGAGGTGTCAATATAATAATTGGTATTGGAGTACAGATACAGGCTATGGAGAGAATGATCACTATTTTAATAGTGCAACAGGTTCAGGCACAAGTTTACCTACTTCGTATCAAGATAGCTATGCTACATCTTGGTTAGTTCCAAGGAATTCTACGGTAAAAGGATTTAAATTTGTTGGGACATCAACATATGGAGGAGATGATACTTGGGAAATAGCATTATTAAGGGGAGTAGCATCAGGTTTTGGAAGTGCAGGAAATTGGACTTTAAGTCAAATAGGAAGCACTCAATCAGTTAGCACAACAACAGGTGTGGTAGAAAAATGGGAAGAAACAGGTTTATCTGTATCAGTTAATGCAAACGATATGGTTTTACCTGTTCATAGAAGAACAACAGATAATGATAGCAGTTATAAGTTTTTGCAAGGAACTTATATAATCACATTGGAGTAATAATGGCTTTAGATAAATTAAATAAAAGTTCAAGAGAATATACAGATGTATTGAGTATGCACGGTGAAGATGAATGGATGGTAGTATTAAAAGATTTAATAGATAAAGTTAATACAGGTTTTGATAAAACAAATGAGCATATTAATAAAGTTGCT